GGCAGGGCGCTGGCGGGGCTGGTCTGTGCTGGAGCAAACGCTATCGCAAACGCAGCCCTGTCCGTTCTGTACACCGTTGAGGCATAAGTCTTCCAGGTTGTCCTGGTATGTCCGAATCCTCGGCCCCTACGCGTACGCAGGTACCTGCGCGTGCCTGCACCTCGTGGCTCGTTGGTATCGCGCGTTGTGTGCACGCGCGCGTACGCAGGGCCTATGTCAGCATGTCATGACATAGTTCTCGTTAGGCAGCCTAATCAGTCCAGACTGACAGTCCCCCCTCTCAATCGTAGGCAAACAGGGCGCATCACCTTCATATGCAAGGCTATCAGCCCATATCACCTTGCATCTGCATGGTTCGGGACGATCGGCACGATTCGGACATCATGGCTGGATCTGGTGCATCCTGGGGCAACTCAACGTGCTCGGTTCGTCACTGTATGTCCCGGTTTGCCCTGGTTCGACCCCGGGTTGTTAACTGGCCGCTGGGGGGGAGGGAGTGAGACCCCTCAGAAATCTACCATAAAACTTGACCGTGGCCATGACAAGGATGGTCTACAGAGAGTGACCGTTCGGCTATGCATCAGTCACTCCTCGTAGAACTTTGGTAAAGGTTTGGTAACATTTAGGTCCCTCAGTGGTCCAGGTGCCCAAGATGCACCCCGTACTATATATGTAACTATAGAACATGCGGAGCCGTTCATCAGAGGCCACCACAGGTGGCCAGCCCTCAAGGCTGGCCCAACCATAGTCAACACAAGTACGGCAGCCCTTCAGGGGCTGCCTACTAGTAGCTATAGTACTCACTACCGCTTCGCGGAACCTCCCCCGCTTCAGGGGCACCGCCTCCAGGGCGGTGACCTGGTAAGGGTCAAGACAGACTGACAAGGGAGGTACAGGTGGCTAGACCTGTCAACAGGACTACCCGGGAGAAGAAGGATACCATCCTCACCTACATGAGGAAGGGTATCCCTATGTCTAAGGCTATCCTCGACCTGGGTATCACCAAGCAAGCTGTTCAGTACTACAAGGAGTCTGACAAGGACTTCCGTGCTGAGTACGCCAGGCTGTCCAACATGGAGACGGCTAGTGCCCTCGTAGACAAAATTGAAGTACCTGACTTCCCAGACTTCTGTGAAGAGTACCTGGACACCAAGCTGTTCAACCACCAGCTCCAGTGGTACGACGTCCTTGAGGGTCGCGCTCCACGCGACCTGCACGAGAACCAGATCTACAAGCCAGGCGATCCTGGCATGATCATCGTGAACACCCCTCCGGAGCACGCTAAGTCCACAACGATCACGGTGAACTACACAACCTGGCGGATCTGCCAGGATCCGAACATCCGTATCATCATCGTGTCCCAGACGCAGGAGATGGCCAAGCGGTTCCTGCGGGCGGTGAAGGACCGCCTCAGCGGTGCGAACCCGGCCTACAAGAAGCTCCAGCACGACTTCGCTCCCGAGGGTGGCTTCGACGCGAACAGCGCGTCGTGGACCGCTGACTCGATCTACGTGAACGCTGAAGCCCGAGACTCCGGTGAGGCTACGCCTACCGTGCAGGCTCTGGGTATGAACGGCCAGATCTACGGAAACCGTGCCGACCTGATCATCCTCGACGACACAGTGACAGGTAAGAACGCTCATGAGTTCGAGAAGCAGATCGACTGGATCCAGCGAGAGGTCATCAACCGACTTTCGTATCCCGGAGGGGTACTCCTCCTCGTCGGTACGCGCCTGGCTCCGGTGGAACTCTATTCTGAGATCCAGAAGCCAGAGTGGTACGGGCAGGATGAAGAGAGCCCCTGGACTTACCTCACGCAGCCCGCAGTTCTGGAGTTCGCTGACAGTCCTGACGACTGGGTTGTTCTCGCACCCTGGACCAACCGACCCCCGGTCTCGCTCGGAGCAAGACGCCTGGTGGAGGCGAACGAGCACGGACTCTTCCCCTGGCACTCAGGCAAGGCGCTAGCCCGACGACGCGCAACGTCGTCGGCTCAGAACTGGAAGATGGTCTACCAACAGGAGCAGGTGGTTGAGGATGCGATCTTCCCCGCTGACAAAGTGGCAGCTTCTATCGACGGGATGCGGGCGGCAGGGCTCATGTCCCCGGGAGCACCCGGCCACAGGCCGCACGGCATGGACGGACTCTATGTCGTCGGAGGCTTTGACCCGGCAATCACAGGCCACGCGGCAGCCGTCGTCCTGGGCGTTGATCGTATGTCAGGTATGCGCTACGTCCTGGATGTATGGACGGCCCCCAACCAGAAGCCAGACGACCTCTTCAACAAGCTGAAGGACTGGACCGTCAAGTACCACATGCACGAGTGGGTCATCGAGAAGAACGCGATGAACCTGATGGTCACCCAGAACCGTGACCTCCGGAACTTCCTCGGCAGCAGGGGTACGATCCTAAAGGAGCACTTCACCGGAGCCAACAAGAACGACGCCGACTTCGGCGTCGCTTCGATGTCGATGCTGTTCGACGGGGCGAAGGAGGGGCAGGGCCTGATCAGACTGCCTAGCCGCTCCCAGCAAGAGGGTGTCAAGGCGCTGGTCGAGCAGCTCGTCACCTGGTTCCCGCAGTCCAAGGCCAAGCAGGACACCGTCATGGCGCTCTGGTTCGCAGAGACCCGGGCCCGCGAGCTGGTCAACGACATCGAGACCGTGTTCCACATCAGCAACGACTACCAGTCAGAGCGTGACCGCAAGAAGCAGGTGACAGTCGACCTGGACTACCTGTCGCAGACGACCGAGTTCGGAGGGGGGTTCGGTGGATGGAGCTGAACAGAGGGGAACGTGCAGCCGATGCGGTAGCAACCTTCATGGGATCCTGGCGGTTTGTGATCGCTCAAGCTGTGATCATGGTCCTGTGGTTTGCGCTGAATGCTATGGCCTGGTCGCTATCGTGGGACCCGTACCCGTTCATCCTGCTGAACCTTGCCATGTCTGCGGAAGCTGCCTTTGCCACCCCGCTCCTTCTGATGAGTAACAACCGTCAGGCCGCCCGAGACCGGGCGACCCTGGAGGATGACTACTCCCTCGACGCCGAGGCCCTTGAACTTACGAAGAAGATCGCAGACCATCTAGGAGTACCCCGTGACTGACCTTTGGTATCCCGGCGCTCAGCGCCATGACCTTCGCTCCGGCGAGGGCACCATGGATGGTGGCCCGGCAAGGGTCACCCACCACATCACTTCGAACAACCGCGACTGGACCTTCAAGAACGAACTCGGCTGGTTCACCGGAGGCGGCTCCTCGGTGGCGCCCACCATCCTGGCCGATCCGTTCACAGGCGAGGTCGCCCAGTTCTTCCCCGCTGACTACCGCTCGCTGAGCCTCAAGAACGCTGGCGATGTCCGGACCAACCGGACCGGCAAGTACAACATCCAGATCGAGTGGGTTTTCACGGAGGGTGAGGTCGTCGATGGAAAGCGGTACTACTCCCTCAAGGACACGCCGCTCAAGCCGTGGCCTGGTCTTCTTGCCTGGATCCGCAGTCTTGGCATCGTGGATGGTTGGCCTGGTGGAGTTCCCGCGAGCTTCGCTCGGGACACCGTCTCCCTGGCGACATGGACTGGTAAGGGCGGACACTACGGACACAACCAGGTACCTGGTAACGATCACGTCGACCCCGGCCCTATGCCCGACCTGTTCGGCGCCAGTCCAGCCAAGCCCAAGCCCGCACCTGTCTACGCCCCGTTTCCTGGGGACAAGTACTTCTTCTACGGGCGCACGAGCAAGCTCGTAACCGAGGTCGGCAAGGCCCTGGTGCGAGCTGGCTACAAGGGCTACAAGGTTGGCCCTGGTCCCACGTTCGGCCCCGCTGACAGGCGGGGCGTGCAGTGGTTCCAGAAGCAGCATGCAGAACTTGCCGGTGACGCAGACGGTCACTTCGGTCCACTGACCTGGAAGCTACTCAAGGTAGCCCAGCCCAAGTAAGGAGGTGACACGTGGCGCTTAGCCTCGAAAGAATCTTCGGTAAGGTCGAGAGCCTGCGCCGTGCTGCCGCTGACCGTGACCAGCGACACCGCGATGTGCACGATGTCCGCTCCGGCGACATCGACACCGTGATCCCTGGGTCCATGCCTGACGCGTGGCCCAAGCCTATCGTCGCCAACCTGGTGGACACCAGCGCTCGTGACATGGCTGAGACGATGGGCGTCATGCCCAGCGTCAACTGTGCCACTTCTACGATGAGCACCCAGAAGGCCAGGAACTTCGCCACCAAGAAGACGAAGATCGCAGCCTGGTACCTCATCGAGTCTGGCCTGTACGCAGGCCAGCAGATCGTGGCATCAGATCACTACCTGACTTACGGCATGGCGATCTACGTCGTCGAGCCGGACTTCAAGAACAAGCGACCTCACATCCGGGTCGAGAACCCGATGGGTACCTATCCTGAGCTGGACGCCTTCGGGCGTCTCCGCTCGTACACCAAGGTGTGGCGGGAAGAGGCTATCCACCTCGTCGCCAAGTACCCTCAGCTCCTGCGGGTCATCCAGGGCAACCAGGGCGATACCGGTGGATGGGCTGAGCGTGAGATCGAACTGATCAAGTACATGGACAACGAGCGCATCGTGATGTACCTGCCGCAGTTCGGTAACCAGGTCATCGACGAGATGCCGAACGTCCTCGAAAAGCTCTACGTGTCTGTGGGCAAGCGTCCCGGGTACGACCACGAGATCCGTGGTGCGTTCGACGACGCTATCTGGGTTCAGCTCGCTAAGTCTCGCATGGCTCTTCTCGGCCTTGAGGCCACAGAGAAGACGGTGCGCGCTCCGCTGGCTGTCCCCCGCGACGTCCAGAAGATGACCTTCGGCGATGATGCGATCATCCGTACGGACAACCCGGACAAGATCAAGCGCGTAGGCATCGACGTCCCCCAGGCGGCGATGCAGGAGATGCAGGTTCTGGAGTCCGAGCTCCGGACCGGAACCCGCACCCCTGAAGCTCGCTCGGGTAACATGGATGCCTCGATCATCACCGGTCGTGGTGTGCAGGCCCTGATGGGTGGCTTCAACACGGTCATCACCACAGGACAGCAGGTGATCGGCGAGGCTCTCCGTGTCGCTATCAACCTGGCGTTCGAGATGGACCAGGCTCTCTGGCCGAGCGAGAAGAGGACGATCCGTGGAACTGTTCAGGGATCCCCATTCGAAGAGACCTACGTTCCAACTAAGGACATCGACGGCGACTATACCGTTGATGTCACGTACGGTTTCGCTGCTGGTCAGGATCCCGCTCGGGCGATCGTGGGTCTCCTTCAGCTTCGCGGTGACCAGCTCATCTCCAGAGACTTCTTCCAACGACAGCTCCCGATGAACATCGACGTTATGGCGATGCAGACCCAGATCGACAACGAGCAGTTCACCGACGCTATCAAGCAGGGGATCATGGGATACATGCAAGCGATCCCGACCATGGCTTTGCAGTCGCAAGGCATGTTCGATCCCGTCCCCGAGCTTCAGAAGGTGGCCAAGCTCATCGAGCTGAGGGAGAAGGGCAAGTCAGTAGCTGATGCCGTCCTTGAGGTTTTCAAGCCCAAGGAGCAACCGGCCTCAGCGCAGGCACAGGACCCCCTGGCTGCCGCTCTAAGCGGCGCTCAGGGCGCTGGTGGACCTGGAGGACCCCCCGGCGCTGGAGGGGCTGGAGGCGGCCAACCAGGGCCGAACATGGCGGGCGTGACACCGCAGCAAGGTGAGCCTCAGGGACGAGACCTTATGGGTCTCCTCGCCGGGCTGAACAGTAAGGGGCAGGCTCAGATGTCTGCTCAGACGCGGCGCCAGTCGCCTATCTGATAAGGAGAATCCATGGGCCTGAACCAGGTTCACAGTGGCTCCGGCCACGAAGGCAACATCTCCGGCGGCTGGTTCGCCGGTGACCACAGCCCTGAGGGCGAGTTCGGCTCCCTGAAGGGGCGGGCGCTTGAGGCGCCCGAACTGTCGTTCTACGACCAGGATGGCAACATCGGTCCGGACCGACTCAACCAGGAAGTTGCTCCCCACAAGTGGGAGGCTACCGGGCCTGTCGAGTCTGGCCAGTTCGACCCGGACGCCCTGACTCGGGGTACCGACAAGCACATGCCGAAGTGAGCGGAGGGTAGGCTATGGCAAACGTTGCTGGCCCCGGCCAGTTCAGTAAGCGCACCGACAAGGCTGTCGCTCAGGCGAACCGTAGCCTACCCAACGCTGGCTACGGCGAGCAGCAAGAGTATCAGACTCAGGAGTCCGGCGCCAAGATGGCGCAGGCCCCTGATGGTGGAGGGGTGAACTTTGGAGATCTCTTTGGGGACGCTAGTTCCCGCGTGGTACCTTTTGGTGACCCTACTACTCAGCCTGACACTCCCGTCACAGCGGGCGCCGCAAGCGGTCCGGGTGCGGGCACGGAGGCGCTGAACCTCCCTGACCAGCAGTCCGAGGATCTTCAGAAGCTGCAGAACTGGATGCCGGTGCTTGAGTTCATGGCGAACCAGCCTGGCGCCTCTTGGGCTATGCGGAACGTGATCCGACAGGTGAAGGGGAAGCAGTGATACAGGGCGGCCTTGAGTACCAGTACGGTGGCCAGTGGTTCGACGATATGGGCGCACTGGCCCTGACCTTCAGCGACTCACCCACGATGGGTGTAGAGCTGGCCAACGCTCCCGTTGGCCGAGACATGATCAACTCCATGGCGAAGAATCTCATGGGCAGTAACATACCTCCGTACTACGACGAACCGGGGGTTGTCGGACAGGAGGCGTGACATGGCTGGCGATGTTTCCCCCAAGGATCTTCAGACTCTCCAAGATGGTTTGATCGATGGGATGATCACCCCGGAGAACCTGCCTGGTAACGTCCGGGACAAGGTCTACCAGTACATGGGTGGCCGGGGTATCGACATGTCCAACCCGAACTCGCAGATCACCCAGGCCCAGCTCGCTGCCCTGAAGCAGCAGCGCGAGGCCAACGACGGCGGCATCTTCGACTCCAAGATCTTCAAGCCGATCGAGTGGATCGGCTCCAAGCTTTACCAGGCGTACAGCGCCACAGTCTCCCCCGCCGTCTCCTTCGCGGGGATCGAGATGAGCACGTTCCTGAACGACATGAACCCGACCGGGTATCAGGGCAAGGACTACATGCACGACCAGGGCATGGGGTTCTCTGACGCGTGGGAGCTCGCTCACCACATCAGTCCCGGCCAGTCGTGGACCCTGCTCACCCAGACTCCGGGCGAACGCCAGAAGGCGGGCGTCCTGCCCCAGGATATCCTCAAGCAGGAGCGCGAGGTAGCTAAGGGCACCTTCAAGGGAACCGTCTCTGCTGCCGACCCGTTCGGCACGATGACCAACCTTGACAAGTACTTCAGCGACGGACCCGCTAAGTACGTTTCAGGAGCTGCCGACCTCGGCATCTCCTGGGAGGCTGACCCGCTGGTTCTCGGCGGCAAGGCTGCCGGTGCAGCCAAGCTCGGCCTGATCACCCGGCCTGTCGCTGGACGGATCGCCAAGGAGACCGCACAGGTCACCAAGGGCGCTCCGGCTCTTACGCCGGAGATCGCCAACAGCATGGCTTGGGACAACTTCACCTCGAAGCAGCCCTTCCAGAAGCTGACCGATCACTTCATGAAGATCAAGTCTGCAAACTCCGATACAGCGGCAGCGGTGATGCTTCGTGAACCTACGCTTCGGAAGTCTGCCAACGGCCCTGCGGTCGCTTCGCTGCTCTCGCAGGCCAAGGATCAGACCGAGGTTGCCAATGTGCTGCGCGTCACCATGGGCGACAACGTAGCCAACGAGGCTCTGAAGGTTCAGAACGGTGAGCTGGCCTACCAGATCGACCAGGTCCAGTCCCGGCTGTCCAACACCTCGACGTACTACAACGGACTGTCGGACGCTGAGAAGATCAGTCCGATGGGTCTGCGCGCCAAGTCCCTGATGGACGCCCAGACTCGGGACATCGCAACCCTGGACGCACAGAGCCGGATCGTCTCCGACAAGATCGACGCGTTCGGCGCTCTCGGCAACATGAACTTCAACCGGGTCACCACCCCTGCGGGCCTGAAGATCAGGAACGCCTGGGAGCAGTCGCGACAGTGGCAGCCTATGAAGGACGGCGGCTTCATCGGAAGCCGCGTCAACAACATCTACAGCCTCAGCCTCGGCGGGGTTGTGAAGTTGGCTCACACCTACAACGACATCAAGCCTACGCACTACATCGACGTCAACGACGACCAGGGCTACAAGCAGCTCAACGCCAGCCTGACGGATGTCAAGTCGCTCACGCCCCAGGCTCGCGACATGTACGTCTCTCAGTACCTGAACGCTTCAGCGGCTGAGCGTCCGATGGTCCTCCAGACGATCGAGCAGAAGATCGCTCGAAACATCGTCGACAGGTACAACCTGCGGACCGGTGAGGACATCTCTCACGAGGTGGCCGACGGTCTGTACCAGGAGATCGCCGCCAAGCGCGGCGCCGCCCAGGGCTCCATGAGGAACGAGCAGTTCGGTACCACCAGCGTGGCAGACCCGAACAACCCGGGCCTCACTCTGCGGGTAGACGAGATCACGCCAGATGGCGGAAAGACGGTGGTCACTCCACTGCTCCGTAGCCAGATGGCCAACGGTCACTCGATGATGGACTTCAAGCTGTTCGAGAAGGCTATCAACGCCAACGCCTCGACTTGGCAGAAGGCGCTGAACCAGTCCGGCAACGCTTGGACTAAGATCGTGGCGCTTCCTGAGTATGTCGGTACGATCTGGAAGTTCTCTCAGCTGTTCCGCCTGGGCTACGGTCCACGAGCGCTGTCGGATGACGCGCTCGGCCAGATCGCCAGGTTCGGCCCGATGGCTATGATGGACCGAGCGATCAAGGGTGGCAAGTATTCCTGGGAAGGGCTGCGCAGAGCAGCCATGCCGGACAACTACTTCGAGGCTGCGCACGTCACTCGCTCCAACCTGGAGATCCAGATCTCCGACCTGGAGAAGCAGCAGCAGCGGATCCAGCAGGACATGACCCTGGCTCGGAACGAGGGGCGCAACCATGATGTGGTCGCCCACCAAGACGAGCTCAACGTCAACATGGACATGCTGGCCGATGTTCGCAACACCTACGCTGATATGGACTCACTCGTCAAGGGTGGACAGGCCATGAAGCACCAGGAGGTTGGTGGGCAGCTCTTCGCGCCCGCCTATGCGGGCGCTCAGGGTGGTCTCTTCCGAGACCTGGCCAGCGGGGAGAAGAACTTCCAGAACATGATGGGCAGCAGTGCCGACATGTATCTGAACCAGCTCCGTCGCATGAACTGGGAGCAGCTCTCTCCCGCCAAGCACGGGGCTGACGTCCACATGGAAGCGTGGCTCAAGGTGGTCAACCAGCAGGTTGCTCACGACGAGCTCGCTGTTGGATACCTCAAGGGCAAGACTCCGGACCAGCTTGAGCGCTGGCTCAACACGCCAGAGGGTGTCGCCTACAAGCGAGACCATCAGATCGCGCAGCATCTTCCGCATGATCAGCTGGTGGATCGGGTTACATCTCAGGTCGACGAGTGGCTCAACCCTGCGTTCCCCGCTGGGGACGCCATCCGTCAGGCTGCCGCCCGCGGCGAAGTCACCGAGGACATGCTCAAGCAGATCCCCGAGCCCAACCGTCCCCTGGTGAACGGCCAGGCTCTGTCGTACGCTCGTGGCGGTCACGCCGCGATGAAGGCGATGGACCGGTTCATGTCCGGGTTCTACAACATCATGGGCAACATGCCTGCGAAGTATCTGCTTCGCAACCCGCTGTTCGCTCAGCGCTACGGGGTACACCTTCGGGACCTGATGGAGACCTCCGGCAAGTCCGGAGCTACCCACATAACCGAGGATCTCAGGCTCCAGATGGAGAGCGCTGCGCGTAAGCGCGCGCTGGACGACGTGAAGAAGACCACCTTCACGATGGACTACGAGACCAAGATGAGCTACATGCTCCGCAACTTCGGTGCGTTCTTCGGGGCGCAGCAAGAGTCGTGGAACCGCTGGGCTCGGATCATCTCGGACAAACCGGACATCCTGCCCAGGGTCGCTCAGGTGATGGGTGCACCGACTCGTGCCGGTGTCACCACCGACCAGAACGGCTACAAGATCGCCCCTGACGGGACGGTCACCATGCCGGACGGATCGAAGCGGCTGGTTCCGTACAACGAGCGGAACATGGTCATCCAGGTTCCGGACCACCTTGGTGGCAAGGCGTTCAAGAAGTTCTTCGGGCTCGACAAGAACGCTACGTTCAACATCCCGATGTCCACTGCGAACATCATCTTGAACCACGGTGACGGACCGATCCCGGTCAGCGCTGGACCTTACGTCCAGATCGCTGCTGACCACATCGCGAAGAACAGCCCCAAGGTTGCGGACATGTTCCAGCAGCTGGGCATCCTGCCGTTCGGTGTCAACGACTCTGAACTTGAGACGTTCCTGCCCAACTGGTACAGGAAGTCCGAGCAGGGTGACCCGATGTCGGACAGCTACCAGCAGAACCTGTTCTACATCATGCAGGCGGAGAACTACAAGTACATGGAAGGGCTTCGTAAGACGAAGCCTACCTGGACCGAGATCGACAGCAGGGCGAAGAAGCAGAGTCTGATGAAGACCCTGTTCGCTATGACGCTGCCCATCTCGCTTCAGGCTCGCGACCCGTACGACTTCTTCCGTCAGCAGTACCGGGCGATGCAGAAGGTGGATCCGAACACGGCGGACCAGCGGTTCTACGACAAGTTCGGTGACGCCGCCTTCGTGTTCTCTCAGTCGCTGAGCAAGAACAACAGCGGCCTTCGGCCCACGGCCGAGGCCGTACACATGTCCAAGTACTACCAGGATCTGATCACCAAGGTCGGACCCGAGTACGCTGGGCTGATCGTGGGTGCGGACCAGGAGGGTAAGTACTCCAACGGTGCGTACCACTACGAGCTGACCCACGCTACCGACCCCGCTTCCGGCAAGCCGATGCGTGAGAAGATGTCGGCTCGTGATGCTATGGCTCAGGCGAACCTCGCCAAGGGCTGGATGCAGTACAAGTCGCAGATGAACACGATCTACGCCGAGCTGTACCAGCAGGGCTTCCAGTCGTTCGACGATCCGGGCGCTGAAGACCTGAAGCTGCAGAAGCAGGCCGCAGTCGCGGTTCTCTCGGAACCGCAGATCGTGAACGAGAACGGCGATCTGGTGAGCAACCCGTACTACAACGCGGACTGGTCCAAGGCTTACAACCAGCTCGATGTGAACTACTTCGATCGCCAGGCTGTAGCCCTCAAGCAGGTGGTGAACGACCCAGAGATCTGGAGTAAGGCCGTCAACCCTGACGGGTCGATCGGCATGCGCTCCGACATTTACTGGCTCAAGAGCTACCTGGCCTACAGGGACGACGCCAAGCGAGCTCTGCTCCTCCGAAAGGCGGACGGAGGAAGTAGCGACATCAACGCCCAGGAGAACGCTGACATCAAGGGTCAGTGGAACTCGATGGTGGTGGCGATGATCCAGCAGTCTACGACGTTCGGGGACCTCTTCACCCGCTACCTGTCGCGAGACATGGGCTTCGATCAGAACACTGTGCAGCAAGAGCAGACCGCTGGAACTCTCGGCCAGTTCACCGGCAACGTCCAGGATCAGACTGCGAACCAGTCCATCTTCGACGTGATGGCGAACGAGGGCACCGCTGGTGGCCAGAGCGTGGGTGGACCCTCCACCCCTTCGTTCGATAACACGAACACGTTTGGAGGTTGATCATGTCTACACCTGTCGGATCTGACGCTGGCGGCATGGGCGGTATGCCTCCGAGTCAGCAGAAGCAGCAGGACGGTATCGATGCTGCGCGCAACAGGGTGGCCTCCGCCCTCAAGGGCGGTGGCACCGCAGGGCCCACCACTTACTCTGGTGGGTCTATGGGGTCGTTCCCGGTTGTGCCGCAGAAGGCCAGCAACCCGAAGAACCCGAACCTGTACATGGGCGTTCAGTCGCCCATCGCGTTCATGGACTACTCGGACGCCGTCAACATGTACTACATGTGGGATCAGAAGACCCGCAACAAGTTCATGTCTCAGCTCAACCTGGCTGGCTACGACACAACGCAGATGCGTGATGCCGATGTGGCTAAGCTCTGGGCTGGCTATGTCGGCGTGTCGGCTCAGTACCAAGTGGCGGGGAAGAACGTCACGCCCTGGGACGTGCTCGGCAAGGACATCGCTCAGCGATCCAAGGAGGCTTCACAGCCTCGGACCGTGACGGCCACCCAGCAGTCGTACAACATCTCTACCGCAGAGGATGCGGCAGCCCTCTTCCAGGGCGCCGCTCAGACCCTTCTGGGCAGGGATCCGACCAAGGCTGAGCAGTCCCGGTTCAAGTCGATCCTGAACAAGTACGAGCAGGCCAATCCCTCGACTACAACCACCACGTCCACGTATGTGGGACAGGATCTACAGAACCAGTCCAGCACTAGTAGCGGCGGCGTAAGCGCCGCTGCACAGTCCTACATGGCTCAGGAAGAGGCCAAGAAGAACCCTGAGTATGGGGCCTACCAGGCTGCCACCAACGGCATGAACTGGCTCATGGAGATGATCGGCGGAGGATGACATGGCGGTAAACGGACAGGAGATCGTAGACTACCTGAAGCAGTTCATCGGCACACCGTACCAGTGGGGCGGCAACAGTCTCACTTCGGGTGTCGACTGCTCGGGCATGGTGCAGCAAGCGTACCAGCACTTTGGCCTGTCCGTTGCCCGCACCACCTACGACCAGATCGGTCAGGGCAAGGCCGTCGGCATGAAGGATCTCGCCCCTGGCGACATGATCTTCTTCGATACCGACAAGGGCTCAGCCGGACCAGACCATGTCGGCATCTACATCGGTAACGGCAAGTTCATCCATGCCCCGAAGCCCGGCAAGGGCATCGAGATCGATGACCTCAAGTCTGGCTACTACCAGGATCTGTTCATGGGCGGCCGCAGGATCTCCGGCATCGAGGGTGGCGGACCGAACAGCGATCAGGACATGACCGACAGCGAGCTTCCGGCTCGCCTGTCACCCGAGGAGCTGGCCTCCGAGTATGGCTTCGCCTACTCGTTCCTCAAGTCTCAGCCTGGTGTGGCTAAGGTGTTCGACGACTACGTGAAGAACAACCTGAGCAAGGAAGCGTTCCAGGCCGAGCTTCGCAACACCAAGTGGTGGCAGGAGAACTCGGACACGATGAGGCAGGCGCAGGCCCTGAAGGCCACCGACCCTGCCACATACGAGGCAAACCTCCAGGCGACCACGGTCATGGTCCAGCAGGAGGCCGCCAAGATCGGCGCCTCCATCCCTCCGAAGAAGCTGAAGTCGATCGCCGAGAAGGCGTACGCCACCAACATGGACGAAGGCGCACTGGCCAACGTGCTGGGTGGCTACGTCAAGTTCGTGGGCGGAACCCTGAAGGGTGAGGCTGGCGCCTACGAGAACAGCATCAAGTCCTACGCTTCGGCTCAGGGTGTGACCCTGGATGACCAGTCCGTCAAGAACCAGGCCGCCCTCATCGCTAGGAAGCTGGCCACCGAGGACGACTTCAAGAACCAGATCGCCCAGCAGGCGATCAGCGCCTACCCTGGCTACAAGCAGCAGATCGAAGCGGGGCAGACGATGCAGGACATCGCCAACCCTTACGTCCAGATCATGGCTCAGCAGCTGGAACTTCCCCCGTCGACTATCAAGCTGACGGATCCTCTGATCCGGTCAGCGCTGAACGGGGTAAACACAGACGGCAAGCCCACAGGGATGGACCAGACGACTTTCATGCAGCGAGTCAGGAGCGATCCCCGCTGGACGCAGACGTCCAACGCACAGAACGACGTGATGAACGTCGGACTGAACGTACTCAAGAGTATGGGGCTGAGGTGACGCATGGCTATCACGTTCGAACAGTTCATGCGAGGCATCTCGATCCAAGAGTCTGGTGGTAGCTACAGCGCCGTGAACTCAGGTTCCGGCGCTCTCGGTAAGTACCAGGTTATGCCGAGCAACGTGGCTGGCTGGTCGAGGCAGGTGCTCGGGTACTCTATAACGCCCTCCCAGTTCCTCCACTCCCCGCAGCTCCAGGAGAAGATCGTCTCCGGGATCCTGCACGGCTACTACAACAAGTGGGGGCCGCGCGGAGCGGCTGCCGCGTGGTACGCAGGCCCAGGCAACCACAACCTCGACATGTCCACCAGGTCTCAGCCTGGCGGTCCGAGCATCAAGCAGTACGTCGACTCTGTTATCGGCCATGCTGGTGGTGCAGGGGCTGTCAGCAGCAGCTATAGCTACTCAGGGGCGGCACCTAAGTTGAGCATGTCAGAGCTGGCCGAGCAGTACGGCTTCACCTCTTCGTTCCTGAACGCCAACCCCGAGCTGAAGAACCTGTTCGGCGACATGGTGTCCAAAGGCTACAGCAAGGACATGTTCCAAGCTAAGCTCAGGAACACCAAGTGGTGGAAGACGCACTCCGACAAGGAGCGCCAGTACCTCACCCAGACCTACACGGATCCCGCGACAGCAAAACAGAACTTCAACGCAGCCTACATCTCCGTTCACCAGCTTGCCGAACAGCTCGGCATCAAGGACACCAAGTTCACTAAAGCACGCATCCAGGAAGCCGCCTACAACGTTGTGGCTAAGGGATGGTCCGATGGACAGCTTCGGAACTATCTTGGTCAGTATGTGTATTTTGACGGTGGCGACTTCGAGGGTCAGGGCGCTGATACTCAGAACGAGCTGAGGTCGTACGCCTACTCGATGGGTGTCCACATGTCTGACAAGTGGTACGCCGACAACACCCGCAAGGTGTTGCGCGGCCTGGCCACCACGTCCGACTACAAGAACGACATGCTGCGACAGGCCAAGGCTATGTTCCCACAGTTCTCCAAGCAGCTCGACGCGGGTCAGACGGTATCGGACATCGCCAGCCCCTACCTTCAGAGCATGGCGCAGATCCTGGAGCTGCCTTCAGGCAGCGTCAACCTGTTCGACCCGACCATCAAGAAGGCGCTCCAGTACAAGAATCCTGGGACGCTACAGACAGAGACCAAGCCGCTCTGGCAATTCGAGAACGACCTGCGCGCAGACCCTCGCTGGAAGCAGACGAAGAACGCCCAGGACTCGATGATGCAGATCGGCCACCAGGTGCTGTCTGACTTCGGCTTCAAGTACTGATAGGAGGACCGTGACTACACCAGCCCAGATCCCGCCCTCGTGGGCGGATGCGGTAGCCAAGGCACGGGCCGACAAGGGCCAGCCCTGGTACGTGAAGGGTAACAACTCGGTCATCCTTCAGGCCCAGGTCAAGATGTACCAGGCTCGGCAGAAGTCCGAGCAGGGGCTGCTCAAGCAGCAGCAGGCTCAGCTTGCCAAGCTCAAGGGCAAGACCGACAAGGCTTCGAAGGCGGCAGCCTCAAGGCTGCAAGCCTCGATCAACCACACCCAGAGCCAGTTGAACGACATCACCGGCAAGCTGAACAGCACCCAGAACAAGTACTACGAGGTGACGGGGCAGTACGACAAGCTGCTCACCGGCACCAACCGGGACGCGTTCATGGCGCTGGAGACTCTGTTCAAGTCCTACGGACTTGAGTCTCTGGCGGGGAAGATCTACAGCTACGTCAAGAACGGCTACTCTGCTGACACGATCTCGATCCTGCTTCAGGACACGCCGGAGTACAAGCAGAGGTTCAAGGCGAACGACGCCCGGCTCAAGGCCGGTCTTCCTGTCCTTTCCCCCGCTGACTACATCAACACCGAGAACGCCTACCGTCAGATCCTGCGACAGTCTGGACTGCCGAGCGGCTTCTACGACAGCAACGATGACTTTACGAACTGGCTCAGCAAGGACGTGAGTCCGACCGAGGTTCAGTCCCGAACCGACCTGGCCACTCAGGCTACGGCCCTGGCGAACCCGTACTTCAAGAACGCGCTGAACCAGATGGGGATCGACGACGGCCACATGGCTGCGTACTTCCTCGACCCGGACAAGTCGCTGCCTCTACTTCAGAAGGCTGCTGCGACCGCCGCTATCGGCGGCGCTGCACTGAGTCAGGGTGTGGCGTTCAACCAGGCTTACGCTGAACAGCTTGCCACGATCGGCGTGACGGCTACTCAGGCACAGCAGGGCTACCAGCAGGTGGCTCAGGAGCTGGGCACCATGAAGAACCTCGGGGCTATGTACGGACAGCAGTTCGGGCAGACCGAGGAAGAGCAGTCGGTGTTCGGCACCTCGGCTGAAGCGATCAACAAGAAGGCCCAGCTTGTGGGCCGAGAGCAGGGCGCCTTCTCGGGCGCCACTGGTGGGGCCGCTGGTGGCCTCAACCAGAGCAAGGCTCCAAGTTCAGGGTGAACAGCATACGCCCCGGTGCAAGTCCGGGGCACCCACCAGTGACGGAACGACCGGCCCTGTCACTCGTAACCAAGACCGGCAATCAACAAGCACAGCGCTCTGTTCGTCCCCGCGAACAGGGATGGGTGCAACCTAAAGGGAGGGTCTGATGACCAACAACTGGGGTTTTGAGAACGACGACAACAACGCGAACCTGGGCAACAGCAACGAAGCAAACGGCCCGAAGGCGCTTCGCGATGCATACGAGGCTATGAAGAAGCAGAACGACGAGCTGAACCAGAAGCTGACGAGCTTCCTTGAGGGTCAGCAGCGTGAGCAGATGGCCAAGGTTTTCGAGTCCCTCGGGGTCCCGCAGGCGGCTTCCGCCTACGACGGTCCCGCTGATCCGGAGAAGGCTAAGGCGTGGGTTGAGTCCATGCGTAGCGTCTTCGGTGGGGCAGCCCCAGCGGCTGCCGAACAGTCCGCGCAGCCCAAGCTTCCCGAATCCATGCAGGCTCAGTTCGAACGGATGAGCCAGGCGGGGAACGACGGGGCGGCTTTGGGCAACGTTGAGGCTGCACAGGCAGCAGTCAACGACGCTAACGATGTGCAGGCGCTGATCAACAGCTTTAGGAACCTGCACTGATCCCTAAGGAGATGTAATGGCTAACGCCTTTACCGGCACTACGGCGATGGCGAACCTCGTCCAGACCGCGTACGACCGCGCTCTTGAGTTCGCCCTCCGTGCCCAGCCGATGTACCGCACCATCGCTGACAAGCGCCCGGTCCAGCAGGCTATGCCTGGTAGCTCGGTCGTCTTCGAGCTGTACCAGGATCTCGCTCAGCAGATCACTCCGCTGAACGAGCTGGTCGACCCAGACGCCGTCGCGGCCGGTAACCCGACCACGGTTTCGGTTACGCTCAACGAGTACGGTAACGCGATCCTCGTCAGCAACAAGCTGGACCTGTTCTCGTTCACCGACGTGACCGCCGGTCTCGTCAACCAGGTGGCGTGGAACCTGGTCGACTCTGTCGACCTTCTGGTCCAGAACGTTCTCGCTGCGGGCACTCAGACCCTGCGGCGTGGCGGTGGCACCGTCGGCTACGGCTTCGGCTCTACGCCGACCAACCCGATCGCCACCACGGCGATCACCGGCACCGACGTCTTCACGTCGGACATGGCCCGGTTCGCTACTACGCAGCTCCGTACGAACAAGGTTCACCCGAACCGTGACTCGTACTACACCGCGTACATCCACCCTCAGGTCTCTTACGACCTGCGTCGTGAGACCGGTGCTGCGGCCTGGCGCGACCCGCACAACTACTCCGCTGCTGGCAACATTTGGGCGGGCGAGATCGGCGAGTACGAAGGTGCTTGCTACATCGAGACCCCGCGTAACCAGAACACCCAGTCCGGCTCTGGTTCTGGCGGCACTCAGACCCGTGTGTACAACACCTACTACACCGGACAGCAGGCCCTGGCCGAGGCTGTTGCGGAGGAGTTCCACACGGTCCGTGGTCCGGTCGTTGACAAGCTGACCCGCTTCCAGCCGCTCGGCTGGTACGGTGTGGCTGGCTGGACCCTGTACCGCCCCGAGTCCCTGATCGTGGCTCAGACCACGTCCTCGGCTCGCCCGGCGGCCTGATCCCCTAGGGGGCAGGGCTTCGGCCCTGCCCCTCCCCCAGTAAGGAGAGTAGATGTCTGGGTTCGACAACACGTCGTTCACCGTGACCACGGTTGCGGGCGCGACCTACACGGCTACGGCCAACGACTATGTGATCGTGCTGACGAACAGCGCGACCAAGACCGTCACGCTTCCCCCGGTTGCCACTACGCAACCTGGTCGGAAGTACGAGTTTATCTGCACCAACACCGGTGTGTGTACTCTCGACGGTAACGCCTCTGAGACGATCAACGGTGCGACCACGTTCGCTATGGTCGCCGGTACTGTCGGTGGTTCCACCGGCCGTGCCACCATCGTCTCCGACGGTACGCAGTGGTTCACCGTAAGCTCGCAGTGATATAAGGAGGGCGCCTCATCATGACCTGCTGGACTCTCACGACGCCAACGGTGGATGAGGCGCCCTTCGCCTGGAATCCGCTGATGGAGCGATTCCGAATCCCTAGGGCTGTCTCGATCGTCGAGGTCAGTCCTGGGGTGTACAAGCAGACGCGTTACGACGCGTACACCAACGAGATCGGTGCGACCAACCTACCGGTCAACCCGAACGAGCAGGACACAGACTTCTGGCCCGCCCCGTCGGCGGGCCTCCACTACTTCCGTGGTGGATACGAGTGGCAAGTCGACGATCAGATACGAGCCGACATCATAGCTTCTGGTGCGGCAACAGCAGCCAATTTCACCCCGTGCTCCGGCGTCGGATTCGGTGATGGCGGATACGGAGAGGGTGGATTCGGTGGCTGACTACACGATCCCGAAGGATACAGAGAACTGGGACGTCCCGCTCAACGCTAACCTGACGGACATCAACAACCGACTGACCAGCGGGGAGAACCAGGACACCACGCAAGACGGTCAGATCTCCACGCTTCAGACGCAGATGACCGCGGCTAACAGCAACATCGCCACCAACACGGCGAACATCGCCACGGTCACCACGACCGCGAACGCTGCCGTCCCGAAGGACAGGCTGGTCGTGAACGTCAAGGATCACGGAGCCGCTGGCGATGGAGTGACCGACGACGCCTCAAGCATCTCGGCCGCACTGACCGTCCTCGGCTCAGCTGGCGGTGTCCTCTACTTCCCGCCCGGCAACTATCTCGTCAACTCGAACCCGTCACTTTCGATCGCCAACCCGGTTACCATCCAAGGTGCTGGCCCTGGGGCCAGCTCTATCCGTATCGGAGCCTCGATGGTGGTTGGCACGCTGTTCACCGTCAGGTCGGATGA